TTTTTTACTTTTTTCATTTTTTTTTAAACACCCTCATTGCAATGTTTTAATATTTTAAAGTATTCTTCCTGATAATCATTTAAATTCTCTAAAGTATTTATCTGACTATCATTATTGCACAGTTTTATATAGGTATCTTTATCTGTCAACCATTTTCTACCTGTCCAGAACTCAAAGCCATCATACTTTGCTTTATACAAGCTACTCTTTTCGTAAGCGTAAGATAAGTAATACTTCTCATAGCCGTTGTCTATCGCCCACTTGATCTCGGACAACGTAGCAAATGTCCCAACTCCTAGCTTATAATCTTCATAATCCCACGCAAAAGAGCCAGTAAACAAGTGTTTACCAAAGTCATAAAACTCAGTAAATGCTATGAGTTTGTCATTTTGATAATATAAAAATGTTTTCCAATCTATTGGATCTTCTCTAAAAGCAAAGAAATCTTCTTCATCATAACCTTTATACTTTGCATACTTTCTATATATATCTCCTTGCTGTTTCTTTGTTTCCTCATCTATTTTATTTACAACTTTAAAGGTTACTTCTGATTTTAATTTATACTTTTGTTTTTTACTAAATGTAAATTTATCTAATATTATTCGTGAAGATCTTGCGTTAAGCCATGTTAACTTATTCATTTTAATATAATACCAAGGTAATGGTATCCAACCATTATCAAAAGCGTAATCATATTCATCTGGCTCAAACTCTGCCAGAGTTAATGAGTATATAAGATCATGGTGTGTTAGTTGACCTGTAATGTGGTCAAAAAATATTTTCACTAAGAACGTTCAAACTGAGTCATGTAAGAGTCATCAGTTTTAGTGTCTTCTTCTCTTGTGTTCTCCACCGTGTAGAAGTTTTGATCTATCTTGTAGCCTGGATTCTGTACTAATCTTTCTTCCATAAAAGCATCATCATACCAAATCGTTCTATTGTTTGGGTAAGCAAAAAAGTTACCATCATCCATCCTAAACATGTGTGCGCATTTATGCTCTGGGTCTTCACTAAAGTTTGTATCCAACATACCTGCTTTATTTTCCCACGCCCAATCTATTGTAAACATGTATGTCCCTTTTCTTTTGACACCTGTATAGTCTACAAGTTCCGCTCTACAGTTAGCTAATCTATTTCTTCTTTGAACATCAACATAAGGGGAAAAACAATCCCAATACATATGTATATTTAGTGGATGCTTTGGTGCATCTTTCTTCCAACAGAAGGCGTGTATTGGCCTGCGTGTCCAGTTTACACCATTGGGTAACAAACATTCAAATAGTAATGCTCTTCTCTCTAAACTATTTACAGTATGAACGTCCGACATAGTAAACTCACCATGTCCTTTTTCATGATCATACAAATACTCATTTCTAATGTAAGCACTGAACGGAGGTAAATTATGATTTAAATAAGCCAATTGTTATTTTTTCTTAAACATACCTATCGCACTTGATCCAGCCTTGATGCCAAAGCTGGCAGATATCGCAATATATAACAAATTGTGATAATACGATGGTAGGTCTTGCAAGGCGATAAACCCTTGATGTACGTGTTCTTGCAAAGGCGTGAAGACTAAAACGGCTGGAAGAAGTAGAACAATGAGGGCTAACTCATCTTTCCACGATCCTTTCATTTGATCTACAGCACTTTGTTCCCAAGCAACTTTACCAGCTATCTGGTCTTCTTTAAGTTTCTGCGTTGCTTTAATTGTTGTAAGTTTTAATTCTTGTTTTGCTTTTTTTGTTTCGACAAAACCCTTGACGCCATCAGCGACGACGCCAAGTAAGGGCTTTGCTAATAGTTGCCACATGTTCTTTTAGATTGCTCCTATAATTATGATTACGATTATTGCCACAATACCAGCTTTAATCCAGTCCTTCATACTCCAGTCGCTCCACTCTTTGAGATGAGCCCATAGATCTGATAAAAGTTTCATAGAAACCTCCTTTGTTAAAGTTGTAAAGTATACTACTTTACGCCTTTGAATGCTACTTTTTTAATTTGAGCATTACTAGTTTGTCCTTTTGGTCCCGCTCCTTTGTTCTGTTTTACGACAAACGGCGAATAAGTAATCGCTGCGTCTGATGCCACAACAGGATTTGGAAAAAGATTTTTTTGAGGAACCTCAGTCATTTTTGCATTTTTAAACTTCATTTTCTTGCCTTTCCATAGCCACGTTTTGCTAATCTACCAGATTTTTTACCTTTGACAGCACCACCTTTTTTTAGACCTTTTGCTTTTAGTCTAGCAGTTGCTTCTGCAAGTCCACCTCTTTTAAAAACACCTCTGCCTTTTAATATATCAGCTTGTGTTATTTTGCCATCACCTGTTAGATCTGGAAATTTTTTAGCCATGATTAATGTATAGTCGGTTTTATGAGATTTATCAAGTCTCTTAGGTTGTTATCAAGCATTACATTAAATTGATTCTCACTTAAATTATCATAATATAAAGTTTTAGCGACTGCAATCATAGCTCCTGCCATTAAAATCTGATCTTCTTGTGAACTTGTTGACTGATCAACTATTGACATCAAACCTGTAAAATATTCTTGTAATCTTTCTGATGGAGTGTCCATAACTTATAGTTAAGATCTTTCACCTAGCTTTGCAAGTGATATCCCTTCTCTAATTGTTGCGTGTTTATCTGCATTATCTATTTTTTCTTGGTTTTGTTGTGCACCTATCGCAGCTTTTTGCTCTTCAAGAGCTTGCTTTTCTCCATCTTTTTGTGCACGAAGCTCTAATTCTTCCGCACGTAACCCTAATTCTTCCTTTTTAAGTGTAACTAGTGGATCTTGCGTCAAACCTTCTAAATATTCTTGCTCTTCTGCTACCATTTCTTCGGTTAATTCACGAATTCTTTGTGCAACTTGGCTTTCAATCTGTATTTGAAACTGTTGTTGTAGTTGTGGAGGTAATTGTCCACCAAATTTAGCTGTTTCTTGGTCTATTGTAGGTTGAATTTTAGTCATTACTTCTGCTCTAGCAACAAAACTTGTGTGTTGAGAGATATGTGATTGTAATAATGCCATAATATTTGGTGTATTTTTGACTAAATATGACGACATAAAGGCACGATGAGCCTCAATATGAGCTATATGATCTTGTTCTGGAAAAGCTTGTAGTGGTTTTTGCATTAAAACCTGTGAATTTTCCATCGCTGGATCCATTGGTTGTGGCTGTGCTGGTGGAGGAAGTATTTGATCTATTTGTTGTATGCCCATTGCTTGATACATACGTCTGTATGCTTCATACAAATTGTGAATTTGTGGGTTAGATTGTGCTAATTGTAGTTGAGTTTGTGCCAACGTAATACGTTGAGCCATAGAAAATATGTTTGGATCTGAAATAGGTATAATATCAACACGATTATCAAAATCTTGTTGTTTAATTTGTCTGTTTCCACCAGCTACCATGTATGGATATTCTGGTGGTAAAAATTCTGCAATAACTCTTGCTAAAATTCTAAATTCTCTCTTCTGTGCATAGTGTAATCTTTTGTGAATTGCACTCATGACTTTTGAACCTTGCTCTAATAAAGCCATGGTTGTGCCAACTGGATTTGCTTGTGAGCCTTCTCCTAGTTTTTGGTCAGCTACTGCTGCAAATCTTCTACCCGCATCAACAACAAAACCTAGTAAGGCGAACAGTGTTTGATCTGGTCCTTTATAAGGAAGAGGTAGTAATCCATTTCGTAAATCTCCTGATGGTGCATCAACATCTCTAAACTCACCTGGCTGTAAAGGATTATCATCATCACGGATTCTTAGTCCTCTTGCTTTAAAACCAGCGGGTAGGTTAGACAAAGTTCCAGCATCGATGAGTTGACGAAGAGTAGCTGTTGCTGTTCTACTAAGTCCACCCAACATGTGAATAAGACCGAAGCCATAAAAACCTAAACCAGGTAAAAACTTATAATGAACAAAGTATTGTGTCTTTCTTTTTGTAGGATCATCTTGTCTATAATTACGATAGATAGATAAAACTTTTCCTGTTCCCTCTTCAATTGTAACTATGTATGGAATTTTTATTCCTGTAGGTTCACCTTGATCCGTGTCTTCAAAACCTGGTAAATCTAAATCACAATGCATCTCCAAAAGATTATAAATATCAGCATTATTAGGTTTTGTTTCACCTTGTATGTCATTATATTTTTCTTGTGTTTTTGACTCTTCTTCGTAGGGGTCTTTTAATTCAACATCTCTATAGAATCCTGCAAATTGAGCCTTTCTTAAATCATTGCTTGTTAGTTTAACAATATGTGTAACTCTCTCTGTTGTATCCAAATCTGTTGAAAGATATGGAATTACTAAATCCTCTGCAGGCACAAACTTTGCAACTGGTCTTGCTAAATCAGCATCATAGTAAACTTTTTTAAAACTAGAACCTGCTAGTGGTAAATAAAATAGCATTTGATCCATGTCAGGATCGTAATCCTCCATCTCATCCGTAATAAGATAGTTCATGTAATCTTTAACTCGTTGCGCTTGTGCTTCAACGTCTGGAGTTATATCACCAACCACATTACATTTTACTGGACCACCTGCTGGTAATAACTCTTTATAGGCTTGTGATTGAAACTGTGTGACGCTTTCTGATAACAGTGGATGCGTCACGCCACTCGCTCCTTGGAACGGTTGGGAGCGTTCATTATATTTAAATCCTAATAGGTCTAAACCTTTTGTGTACGAGTCTATCCAATCCGATCGTGACTCTTTATCATCTTCATATTGTTGTCTTAACTCACTTGATAGATTTTTGAGCTCGTCTTCATCAAGAGCTTCTGCTAGATTTGATGAAAAGTCAACAGTTATCTCTTCTTCCATTTGTCCAATAATTGCGCCACCATCTTCTGTAGGTGTGATTTCTGCACCAATATCCTCAACTAATTGAACATCTGTTGGTGACTCATCAGTCAAAGGAGCTGTATTCTCTGGATTAACTGGTCTATCTACTGCCATTATTTAATTACCTTCCCCAATCCTTTTGTAGTAGCACCACCAGAGGAAAACTTCTTGACCATACCACCACGTTTTTTGCCACCACGTTTTTTTATTCTCGCTTCTTCTCTCTCCGAGAATAACTTTTTAAGCCTTTTGTTTTCGTCTCGTAGCAGTTTTGATTCTGACGGTAATAAAGGAATCTCTTTTATAGAGTTCTCTAAATTTTTTAGAGCGTTTTTCATTTTGTCTGATACCATGTTACCTCCTATTTAATTACTTTCCCAAAACCTCTAAGAGCAGCACCACCTGATGCAAACTTTCTAATCATGCCACCACCCTTAGCCGTGGCAACTTTTTTAGGTTTTTTTGTTTTAGCTTTAGCTTCGTCCCCAAACATATCAAGATAAATTTCTCTTACCTCATCGGTATCTAACTCTTTCATTCTATCTTCAAGAACACCACTTACGCTACCTGGTCCACCACCCTCATTATCCTGTATATTTATTAATCTTATCATTTCTCTTCTAGATAATTTGCTCATCCTGCCTCCTACGTAATTAAGGTTTTCTTTTGTTTTTTCTTTTGTATACCACCGAAACCTCTGGGTTGCACGAATTTATAATACTTTGATTTAGGATTTGCAAAGGAAGCCTCTTTTTTATCTTCTTTTGTTTTCTTTTTCTTGGTTTCTTGAACCGTGAACCCTTTGACAAAACTCATCAGTAGTATCCTCTTTCCATAGGTAACTGTTCTAACATCGGCGGATCCTCATAATCCTCTGGATGCACAGCTAATCCAACTTGACGATAACGCATCAATGCTTGTGTCATGCTATCAACCAAATCGTCATGGTCACCATAAGGGAAAGCAGCACATTCTTCAATCAATTCTTCAGCCCACTTTTTTTCTGGTGCCCAGACCTGTCCCGCCTCAAAAAGAGGAGAAACAGAATTAACTCTAACATGCTTATCATTACCTTTGCTCGGTGTAAAGTTTACAACAGGAATTCCTACACGACGCAACTCATGTGTTAGCGGTGTACCACTAGCCTTCTGCTCGATGATTACTGTCTCTGGTTCCCAGTACGTATACTCTTGAATCGAGATTCTTTTAAGTTCTGGAAAGTCCCAACGCCCTTTTTTAACGTCAAGCAGTATTATGTTAGGCGTAATCTCATTATATAAAAATACACCCCACGTTGTAATAGCTGAAAAGTCCGCAGTTTCTTTTTTACTATAGGCCGTATCGTAGCTTTGAATAACATGTTGTAAATTAGGGAGAGAGGGCTTTTCCCAAATTTTCCACCACTCTCTTTTGATAATGGAACCTTCTTCTGAGGTAGGATTCTGTTGCCACTGTGCATTCCATTTAGCCAATGACAATGAAGCTTTGACCGACTCCAACTCGTGTAATTTCCAATACTGTGGCCATATCGGTTTGTCTTCCAAGATTGCAGGAAACTCAATCACGTCCCACTGATCAGCTTTAACATCTGTTTGTGCTTTCATGAGTTGACCTGTTAAATCTTTCGTAGACCACCTCGTCATGACGATAACAATCTTGCCTCCTGGCTGAAGACGTTGCCTCGGACCAGATGTATACCACTCGTATGCATTTTCTAGTGCCGACTCTGATAATGCATCTTGCTCGGAATGTGGATCATCAATAATTAATAAATCAGCACCACGTCCTGTGATGGCACCACCAACACCTGCTGCGAAATACTCTCCACCTTTATTTGTTTCCCAACGGCCTGCCGCTTTAGAATCTTGTGATAGTTTGATATCATCAAAGATATCTTGAAAAGCATTCTCCTCCATGAGGTTACGAACCTTACGACCAAAGCGGTAGGATAATTCTGCTGTGTGTGTTGTTTGAATAATCTTGAGCCTTGGATCACGGCCCATCATCCATGCTGGAAATAAAAATGATGCAAATTCTGATTTGGTATGTCTGGGTGGCATATTTACGATTAGTCGATTTATCCTCCCCTCCGCCAAGTCTTGAAACTTTTCTGCAATTTTTATGTGATGGGGACCCTCTACAAACTCTGGCCACACTTGCTTCACGAATTTTAAGAAGTTACTTTGAGCCAATGTTTTCAATTGAAATGTTTTTTTACGTAATAATAATTTTTTCTTGAGAACATCTAACTCTTCAGGAGTCATGTTATCATAATTAACTATACGCTTAAATTGTTCTACTTCGGACATCAGATGTTTATACCATATACTCTGTATGTGCAAAAGTTTATATATACAATAACCTATATTGTGCTACGCTCTTTTTAGGGGTTACCCCTGTTGTGATTTTATGATTTGGCAAGAAGCAGAAAATGAGCCTCACGGATGGAACTGGAACTAGGAATAATTAAAAAGTTATCCACACACATTAAAAAGAAAATAAAAAAAACTGTAAATTTACAGAAAAAATTTAATTTTTTTGTATACATGGGATAACTTATAGTTTAATGAGATTATATATAATAACTAAGGGAGTGATTATATGAAACTTAAAAAAGAAAATATAAAGCAAAGTGCAAAGAATAAAATGTTTTCTGTTACATTTGTAAAAGCAAATGGAGATGAAAGAACTATGCTTTGTAAATTGCCCACCAATGAAAAGTTTTTTGCTGGTGGCGATCTTCTTGGAAATCGTGAACATCTATTGGAGGTTTTAGATGTGAACATTTTAAAGAAGAATAAAGATAACCCACGAAAGGCGTGGAGGTCTATTAACTTAACGACTTTAACAAGTCTAAAAATCGGAGGTATCGAATGGGTAAAGTAAAACAATCTTTGATTGAATTTCAAGATAAAATTACTGATGACGCAATTAAAGTAATTGATGATCTAATTAAGGATAATTGGAATGATGAAGATTTGGATGTAATTACTAGTGATACTATTAAATCATTCAAAAATCATAAAGATTATGACCAATTAAAAATGGCTTATTATGATGATGATGACATGTCATATGCTATTGATGAAATGGTTAGAGAATATGCAGATCATTTGCGTTCTAAATACGCAGATTACACGGAGGAATATGAAAGTTAAAGATAGATTGGGGGGCGACAATAGTCGCCCTCTTAATATTAACTTTTCAGTACAAGCTACTTTGTGGAATGATCACACTTATATTTCTCGTGAACTTATTCCAATGTGGTTTGATGATGATACCAAAAATAAAATTCGACAAGTTATAAAAGAATTTTATGAGGGCTTATCAGAACAAGAAATAAAGGAGTATAATAAATGAATAAATATAAATGCAATGCCCATGATAAAGATAATATCCCTAGAGTTTGGGGATTGGGCGAAACTGAAAAAGATGCTAGGGAGCAATGCGAAAAAGCCTTGATTGAGTACCTAGATGAAAAACATAAAAAGGGAGCTTCATATTCTATGAATAGATTTCCTTTTAAGTTTAAAATTGTGGAGCTAAAAGATGATTAAAAGAATGGTGGCTGTCTTGATGTCAACTGGCTCAATATGGTTTACGATTTGCCTGGTAATATTTATACTAGGCTTAATATTTCCACACTACTTATGATAAACTTATTGGCTGCAGCTTTGAGCTGCAGCTTTATTAACGAAAGGATAATTATGGAACAAATACTCCTGGAAAAAATTCAAATACTAGAAGACCAGCTTAAGAGAACTCAAATAGCAGGTGGAGGCGAAGACGCATGGCTTGAAAGAATATGGATAGATAAAATTAATGATTTAATGCGCAAGGTCGCAAGGCTCAAGAAATAGAAAAGGGGGCATTGCCCCCTTAATTTAATCTTCAATAGCGTCTATAACTCTAGCAACTGCCTTCTGGCTAAACCCTCCAACATTCCATTCATCAATGTCATTGAGTTCTAAACCCTCCTCACCTAAATAGTTTTTACCATTCTTCCAATTATAAATGGTAGCAACTGTACCATCAGCAAATTTAAAAGCCCACTCAACATCTGTTTTATAGTTATCACATTGATCCATGTGAGGTGAGCCGAATGCTTTTAGTAGCTGTTCATATGTTGCTTTAACATATCCTTGGAGGTAAGTTCCTCCTGTCATTGTAGTCTTTTCCATATTCATTTTCCTTTTTTTAAATTATACTATTGACATATATCCCATAAAATTTTATACGTCAATAGAGTTTATGAGGTTGTACTTTTCAAAGCCGATAATTTTTTATCCATGCTCAAAACAACCTCACAACAAAGGAGTGAATTATGCCTAACTGGACTTATAATACTGTAGTGTTTGAGGGTAATGAAAAACAACTTGAAACACTAAAGACTATGTTGAAGTCAAATGAAAATGAATTTGATTTTAATAATATTATTCCAATGCCAAAGAATATTTTTCAAGGCAATCTCGGACAAGAAGAACGAGAAAAATATGGAAAGAATAATTGGTATGATTGGAGTATTGAAAATTGGGGGACGAAGTGGAATTCTGTCGATACTCAAATAGTAGATAACACAGATAAAATTTTATCTTACCAATTCAATACGGCTTGGGATTGTCCTCGTGAAATTGCTTTAGCACTACTTCGAATGAAGAAAACAATTCTTAAAGATGTAGAAATATCTTGGGATTGTGTTCACGAAGATGGAGCAGAAGAAGAAACAATAATTGAAAAGGGGGTGGATTATGAAATTGAAGAAACCACTAATTAAACACTATGGAGATGTAGGAGTTGACTCTGGTCAACTCCTTATCATTGACCCATGCTACTTAGAAAAATTCATGAAGCTTTATTCTTACGAAGATATTTGTAATCATAAAGGCAACATGAAATATGAATTAGGGCACGATGGGATTGCTTGTAAATTGGAAAGTTTTGGAGGCGATGGCTTTTTTGCAATTGATTCTGTAACTTTCCATAATGAGTATTCACCACCATACTCTAAGTTCGTGCTAAATTTGTACGAATAATCACTCCTAAAGGATCACCCTTTTGGGTGATCCTTGCCTGGTTTATTCAAGCTGCTGTTAAAACGATTAAGTTCTAGTGTGCACCCAGCAGCTTGATTAAGCCGCAAGGCTCAAGCAGTTATATGTCCGACTGGCCAAGCCGAATTATAGCTGTAAGGCACAAGGGTGGGACGAGCGAATTGATTCATTAACGACCCCCACCTAGGCACAAGACCCAAAGGTCGCAAGGCACAAGCAATTGCAAAAAAACAAATGTCTGGAAGATGCGATTTTTGGGTTGACATTGTATGAGATTTATCTTATATAATATTAAAGGAGTAAATATATGTTAGATACATTAATTAATAAATACTTGCCTGACTTCACTAAGAAGAAGATCAGCAAAGAAGAAGCTTCCGAACAGTTATACCAAGCACTTTGCAAACAGGCTCGAGCTGTCGGCCACGATCCAGCTTGGGAAGTTTCAAAACCTGCACCCTATCCAAGCGAGTACACGCATACTGACGAAGAAAGGGAGGGAAGAGAAAGTAAAGCGATCATGGTTACGTATGAAGCTGGGCCACATGATTGGGGAGTTGGTTATTCTTTAAGCTCTCACCCTAAATCATACGACATGATGAACAACCCCCAAGACTGGTACTTGGAAACTCATTGGGGGTTCGACGTTGTATTTACAGATAAATAAAGATCTTGGTCGCCAATTGGCGACCTGATTTAATTGAGTGGGCCAGGAGTTGCGGTCATTACGCGGATGACTAATATACACACTCCCCACTCACCTAAGTCACATGGTCGATGAGCCAGGTCTCAAGCTTTAAAAAGTCACAAGGTTCAGGGAACAAGGCACAGGGTTCAAGGCTCAAGCCTTCTTTTGCAAGTCGCAAGGCACAAGATCCAGAATAAATCGAGATGCCTCCTCGTCCGAGGGGGGTAGCCATGATAAATGAACAACCACCGTTCGTATTATGGCTCATATGCCATGATATTTGAGCAGGAGATAGGCCAATTGAATTACCCCTAGTCACCTTCAGCTCTATCCAAAACTGTCCTCGTTGCTCATCTGTGACCTTATAAACGGCAAGTATATCAGGCAATCCTAACGGAGTGACAGCTTCAATTCTAGTTAGGGTAACTTTTGTAAACTTATCTTTAATCCTTTTCCAAAATCTTGTCTCGGGTTTTGTTGTCATCTATTTCTTCAAAACTCCCTTCAATAGATAGTTTCTTGTCCATATCCTTTAATAATTTATCAACTTCTTCTCTATTCAATTGATCAATACTGCCGTGCATTATTTCTTTTCGATCGATATATAAACCTCCAACCTGACCTCTTGATTTCTCGGCCGTAACTGCTGCGTTCCAATTACCCTTTTCTTCTGCACCTCTACTCAATTGATCTAGTCTTTTCAAATGCTTATGAAGATTAATTTCATATTTCTTTTCTTCTTGATTTCGCAACTCTCGTATGTACTCAGCGCAACCAGGATGTCTGCGAAGCTCAGAAGCCTCTTGTTTAGCTCTTTTTTCTGAGTATCCAGCCGCGATCGCACATTCTGTTGCTGTCTTGGTATCACCTTCTTGAACAAACATAACACAAAATTTGATTTGTTTTGGTGTTAGTCTGTCTCTTAATTCTTCTAAATTCATAAACACACTTTAACACTTTTTTGGCAGAAAACAACGATTGTGTCGCAACATGGGTTATCACAGATGTTGCGGTGATGTTGCGGTAAAAATTAGATTAAGTTATTGTAATATATATATATTCTATACTATCGCAACGCGCAACATCGCAACATGAAGTATTTGTAATGTTAATTATAAATATCTTGTGAGAAATAATATACTACTGTATATCTTTTGTTTTATATATTCACTCCCTTTCCCCCTCTCGATGTTTTCATTCTTCATTGGAGGGGGTTGTTTTTCATTTGACATTAATATTTATATGGGATAATTAGCATATAAAAAAGGAGAGTGACTATGTATATTGATAAATATAATATTGAAAACTGGGGTAGCACCTGGTCTAAAGGTAAAGAAAAAAAGAATCAATTGATAGGGTCAATAAAAGGAAATGATATTGACATAAAAAAATTGGTTCATTTACTTCAAGAATATAATGAAGCTGTCAATGGTGAGTATGCCACTAGAGATATTGATATAACTATTTCAATGAGGGAGAGATCATGAGTAAGTTTGATTCATGGGTCATGGACCAGCAAGAAAGAGCCATGGAAGAAGCTGCAGATCGCTTGAAAGAAGAAGAAGGATTAAAAACTTTCAAGGTAACTGAGCGCTACATCAAAGAAGATACTTGGATTGTTAACGCAATCAACAAAGAAGAAGCAACGGACATCGCTATGTCCGTTGACCCAGATTCTTCAGAAGTGGTTGAAGTTACAAGCACTACTGCTGAACCATTGAGAGATCACATAAAGAAAATATTGGAGGAATCATGAGTGATATATTAGATAGTCGAGATTTGTTAGATGAACTAAAAACATTGGACGAAGAAGACGATTACGATAGAGAAAGAATTGAAATGATAGATGATCTTAAAGAAGAAGTAGGCAAGGATAACTTTGAGATGGGTGTAACATTTATTCGTGAAAATTATTGGGTTCAATACTGTGAAGATTTGGCTTATGATTGTGGTTATATGGATCGTCAAGACGATAACAATCCTCTATCCTTTCACATCGATTGGCAAGGTTGGGCAGACGCAGTTGAAATGGATTATAGTCAAACAGATTTTGACGGTGATACTTACTATTGGAGGGCATAATGAGTAAAACAAGAGAAGCAGAGCAAATATACAATTGCCTTGCTTGTGATAAAAAAATTCAGTTTGAAAATTCAGATGATACATTTGAGGAGTATGAGGTAGATGAAGAGGGTAACAAATATTGCTCTTCTTGTTATGGAGAAAATAATGATAACTAATATTTTACTAGGGCTAATACTCTTAGCCCTGGTTTTCATTGGATTCATGGTATTTGTTCTGGGAAAAATGATTGATGAACAAATTAATAAAAAGTAACAAGGCCCAAGGGCCGTGGATCTTTAATCAAAAAACCACTTCGGATCTTCTGTAATAGGTCCGAGGATCTTGCGCAGTGAATCTCTTCCTTCTTTACAAATAGTCAACCACTCCTCCACTGTGTAGCTTCGGTTATACTTCGGATTCCAAAACTCAACAGACAGATGATGACATTTAAAACACCTGGAGATTCTACTCACAGGACTATCAGGCAATTTAATACTCATATGCAGCCTTCCGCTGCGTGA